GGGGGGGCAGGCCCCCCCTGAACCCCCTCAAAGCACAAAACACAGAAGTGGCGGTAATAATGGATTTCGCCACTTCTGTTCCCGTACCGATCCGGATCATATGAAAGTCTCCGGCCGTTGCACTTGGCGATCCGTCATTATCAAACTTTTCTGTTGTTGTAGCAACAATTATGGAGCCTATGGATATAGAAGAAATAGACACCTCTAGAGCCCAGAGAAGAAGCGGCGGAAAAAGAAAAAAACAGGTTCTGCCATACTGGCAACTAAAAGCTGCTAAAGCAGCCAGAAATGGGCTTGTCGCACAGTGGCCTAGAGGCTCAAGAGCATCGATCAGCGTCTGGGGACCAACCTATAAGACCGCCGATCCAATGCAACAAAATTTACGAAAAGCTTTACGATATACAGGAGATGGCGCTTATTCGATGAGATCATTAGGAAGAAACATCATGCGGTACGGTGGAGCTGCTATTGGAGGAGCTCTGGGTGCAGAATCCGGAGGTTTAGCTGGTATCTACAGCGGTGCTAAATCAGGTTATGCCGCTGGAAAGCGGTTGTCCCGCTTCGCTGGACTAGGAGAATATATCTCAAACAACCAATTGATTGCTAGCCCTCAGGAAAACAGATCGATTTCGGTTAACAATGACCACCGAAGCGGTGATATTGTGTTTTGTAACACAGAGTTTTTCCAAAACGTATACGCCTCAGTAGCTTCGGCACCATCAACATCTGCTTTCCAATTGACGTCTTTTGCAATTAACCCAGGTGTAAACGATCTGTTCCCTTTCTTGTCTCAAATAGCACAAAACTTCGAACTGTATGAGTTCGAGGGCCTGATGATAGAGTACAAACCTACTTCAGGAGAGTACGGAAACAACTCTAGCAACTCAATTGGTAAGGTTGTGCTATGCACAAACTACGACCCAGACGCAGCAAATTTCACATCAAGTATGACAATGGAAAATTATGACTACGCAAATTCCACTAAACCCTCACAGGGAGCTATCCATGGAATTGAAACGCACCCAGCGCAACGTTCCACTACACTGCTATACGTGAGAAGTGGAGAGTCTTCAAGAGACAAAGTCTTCACAGACTTAGGCAATTTCCAGATTGCCACTGAAGGAATACCCTTCGGAGGAACAGGAGCCCAAACTGCACTGGTAGGAGAATTGTGGGTGACTTACAAAGTGAGACTATCACGATCCCAGCTATACTCGTCAGTGCTAGGGTCAAACATACTTTTCGACACTCTGCAAATGACAAATCTGGGTGGCGAATGGGCAACTGCCGTCACCCATGCATCGGGTTCCACTATGAACGTGACCCTAACGGATACTGGAGGAGACTCCTTCCAGTTGGTATTCCCAACTAACATAGACCAAGGCTATTTCGAAGTATCCCTCTATGTACCCCAAAGCCCCGCAGCAGCGTCACCCGGAGATTTGAGCATTACAGTAACAAACGGTACCGGGGGTGGAGTAGTAAGAGCCCCGGGCTCCTCAGTCTCTACGTCGAGATCAATGTACCGTTTCTATGTGCAAGTAAGTGCACCCTCACAACTTGCCAGTTGTGCAGTGGACTGCTCATTTGCGGCTTCAGTAAATGCAAGCACTGCCGATATGTGGGTAAACCAAATTTCCCAGGCACAATTCATCGCAGACTAAGCGAATATTAAATCAACGTGGGCTCTGTTCCAATGAAAAAACAAAATAAAAATTTATTCAAAGCCATAATCCTTCGGATCTAAAGTCTCCTCCTGCTTGGAGTACTTACGAGGTAGCTGATAATTGTCATTTAACCTTATTCGTTCTTCGATATCGGTGCGTTGATTAGCCTTACGCCAAGGATCACTTTTGTATAAAGACGGTTTCCCAGGGTATCTAAACATAGTAAAGTCAATCAAATCTTCCCAAGTGAATAACTGGTCACTTGTAAATGGAAAGTAAACTTTCATAATAGCCCTAACGACCTCATCATGGAGGGCATTCACTTCTTTATAATACGACGACTTGCCTCCTAAATAAGGGTATGCTTCACGGGCCCTCCTAAGTTGATATATGATAGGCTCAATAAGATCAACATCAGCACGCTCAATCTCATGCTTGAGCGCGACCTTCCGTTCTAACCTCTGCTTAAACGACACTTTTATGCAATGCCAACGTGATCGTTAAATCCACAGCCAACATAAAGTCTCCGACGCCACGGCCCGCCCGATTAATGTCTCCGAAACCGAAGCCCGCCCACCACCCTATTTTTTATGTCTCCGATTATACAACCAACCAACACAAGTGTTGCAGTGCCATTGTGAATGTCTTCATTCAGGTCGCGTAATTGGTGCTTCACTTTGAACAACCCAGTGCCTTTTGATGGCTCAAACTATGTCCTCACACCCGCTATGAAGTACTTGGTCTTTCAGCTCGAGGTCGGGGCTGAAGGCACACCTCACTACCAAGGGTTTGCTGTGTACCAAAATCCAGCCTCCCAATCGAGCGTCCAGTCCTTTTTTCAAGGTGCCCGGGTGTCTCCACAAGGTTATGAGTGGGAAGAAAGGGAGGGGAAGTGGGTGAAGCTAAGAGGCGCGACTCCTTCAAAGGCCCGTGCTTATTGTATGAAGGAAGACACAAGAGTGGCAGGGCCGTGGGAGTTAGGCGTGTGGGCAGAACCAGCCCAAGGAAAAAGAACGGATCTAAAAGATTTCATGGAGGACGTGAAGTTAGGGAAAAGGGCTCATGATTTGATTGAAGACCATCCAGAGGTGGCTGCCAAGTACCCAGGATTCTTTAGCCTTTACTGCAACAAACATCGAAAAGTTGAACCCATGGAAAACGTAGAAGTTCGCCCTTGGCAACAATGGACGCTTGATTTAATCAAAACAAATCCTGATGACAGGAGCGTCTACTGGTTCTACGACGAAAAGGGAGGAAGTGGAAAAACATTCCTCACTAAGTACATCAGCTACCTATATCCAAACGAAATGTTCCTATGCAACGGGGGCAAGGCAGCGGACATTTGCTTTGCTTATAACGGAGAAAAAGTTGTGATTTTTAATTATGCTAGAGACCATGCCGATTATGTCGGCTATGGCCCAATTGAGCAGCTTAAAGACGGTATATTTTTCAGCTCAAAATACCAGTCCATGATGAAAAGATTTGATCCCCCCCATGTCCTGATATTCGCAAATTTCCTTTTGGATAGGTCAAAAATCAGTAAAGATAGGGTACACGTAGTGACTTTCGAAGAAAATCAAATCACCTATCTTCCACCATTCTCACTAATTAAGCAAGTTTTACAATAAATTTTTTGGTATATTTTTTTTGCCTCAACCCCGGCCTTCGGCCAGGGTTGAGTCTTTGGGGGCTGCGCCCCCAAGCCCCCCTCATTAGTCGGGGGGGCAGGCCCCCCCTGAACCCCCTCAAAGCACAAAACACAGAAGTGGCGGTAATAATGGATTTCGCCACTTCTGTTCCCGTACCGATCCGGATCATATGAAAGTCTCCGGCCGTTGC